GGTTTGTACCCGCATATTTCCCCATGCCCCTGCGATAATTTCTGCGAGGCGTACCGATACGCCCTCAATGAGAGTTCCCTGTCGGCGCAGGGCATAGAAACAATCTTCCGCCGTCGAGTTATCAAGTGTGGCGATTGTTTTGATGTTGTTCAATGCCCCGTAAATATCACGGGGATACTGCTTTGCGGTGGCGATTTGCGTATCTACCTCCGCCCGGTTGATTGCTTGCAGCATATCAGCCTGTTTGATTTCAATAATATCACTCATAATTGCTGATTTTTTGCCCTCTTACAGCTTCGGGCTTTGCTTGTGCTGGGGGCAGGGTTCGAACCTGCGAAATAGAGGTGGCAAAGTCCGTGAGCGCACTTAAATCGCCACCTTAGCGTAATTCCGCCTCGCCTCCCCAGCATGTTATAATGGTAATTTGGATTGCCCCAATTCACTCATGCGTGTTCCTTTCATCGGTAGCGGGTGTTGGTGGTAATAGGTTTTCCAGCGTCGCCCGTCTTTTTCATTCCAATAGCTTTGTATCTCGAATCCCTCGCTTTTGAGGAGCGATACAATCTTGCGGAAATCGACGGTCTGCCCGATTCGGTTCCCTTGTGCCGTTGTCATCCTGATTCCTGATTCAAAGGCTGCTCGGATGCGGGCTTTTGCTGAATTGAGGCTATCTTCCATAACTCACTTCTTTTTGTTGATTGCTGTATAGGTAGTAGCTGCACTTTCAATCTCGGCATTCGTCTGTATCTTGTTTTGCAGCATCCAATCTTCGATTTCATCTTTCTTGAAATAAAGAGTGCGTCCGTTAGGCTTGTAGTGCGGTATTTTTTGTCCGCTTGTCAGGCGGTATATATGCCCTTTCGTAAACCCTGTTATCAGGGCAACATCATCTATCGTCAGAACATTTTTTGCTCCCAGCAGTGTTATTTTTTCAAGCCGGTCTATTTTGGAGGTCAACTCTTGGAATTCCTCCGATCGGTGTTGTTTGTCTTTATCATTCATTGCGTTAGTCATAATCAGGTTCATAAATATCTTCTATGCTGCCCATCCCGTCGCATTCGCCGCAACTTTCAATCTCTCTTGCCTCGGCTGGCAATATGGCGTATGCTTCTTCGGAAATCCGGTCGCCGTTCTCGTTGTAGTAGATTTCTCCCGTACCATTGCAGGCTGGGCAGGTTATCATTCGAGGTTCCGGAGTGCAACATGGGCAACCGGGGTAGCCGTTACATACCGAGCAGCTCATATCTCACAATCATTTTCATCGTTCAAATCAGGTAGCAGTCCTGCTTTGTCGAGCCTTTTTCCTACGAGGCAACATAACCCCAGCGAGACCAGCCCGCCTCCTTTCAGCAAGCAGAATTTCCCCAAGGACATATCGTCTATCGGTTCGCCGGAGAGCCAAAGGATAGATAGGATTCCCCATAAGCCTATCGCATACATACGGGCATATTTGGCGATTGTCTGTTTGTCTGTTTTCATAGAGCAGGAACTATTGATTGAGCGATAATTTTCTGATAGTTGTGCAAAAGCCTGACGAGGCGGCGATTTTCGCTGTTGAGCGTTTTGTTCGAAGTTTCGAGAGCAGTTATGTACCGTTGGTCATCCATGCCGTTGCGGGCAACTGAAACCTCCTCCGTCTGTATTTGCTGTTGCAGGGTATTCTGTTTGCCCGCAGCCTTTTTCTCCCAATACCGTTGCTGGTATTTTTTGTTGTATTCGTACTTGGCTCGTGCAGCTTCGGGGCTTAATTTCGTACTCATAATTTGCCCTCCTTTTTAAGCCGATTTTCGGCTCTTTTACGCATAACCCAAATAGTTGATGAGGAATGGATATTGTACTTTTGCATCAGATGCTGGGTTACGCCGGTTGCGCTTTGTCCAGGGACGGACATTAACTCGTTCCATTCATTGTAGATAGCCATATCTCTGGCTTCCTGCTCTTCCTGATAGGCCGTTTTGAAAACCTTTTGCTCCATTATTTTTGCATTTACTGTTTGGTTTATTTTCGATTTCAAATTTTTATTCATATTTTTGAATGCGGTTTTATTAAAACCCGTGTGCAAATATAAACTTTATTTCGATTTCAAACAAGATTTTCGACACAAAGTTGCGATTTGATTTTAAGAATGATTGTAAATGACGGAAATACAAAGAGTTAGAAAAATAATAAATTGGCTCGTTTTTATGGAATACGCCGAAAACGAGCGTGAATTGGCCGAGAAATTAGGCTATACAAAATCCTCATTTTCACAGATAGTAAATGGGAAAGTCCCTTTATCGGAAAGGTTTGTACAGAAATTGGCGTCTGTCGATAAAAATATAAACGAAGTTTGGATACTGACGGGCGAGGGTAATATGCTTAACTCTTCGGAGGCGGGGGGAAGTGTTGTAACTATTCCGTCAAATGTTTGGGAGGTGATACAAACGCAGGCCGAAAGCCTGAAAAGCAAGGACAAACAGATAGACGAATTGGTCGCCATACTGAAACAGCAGATTGCGGAAAGCAAAAAAACATCTGTCCAGCAGGAAGACAATGCCACCTCTGCCGTTGCAGGATAATAGAGTTCGGACGAACTCAATATAAAGTACCGTTATATTGAATTTTATGAATACAAGGTTGCTCGAAATAATCAAATACAAGACAGGCGGGCGGCAACGAGAATTTGCAGATTTATTGGGCTGGACGCCTCAATATCTCACAAAATTGCTCAAAGGGGAGAATTTCGGTATTACGCCGGTAATGACGATTGTTTCTAAAATGCCCGACATCAATGCCCGTTGGTTCCTGACCGGTGAGGGGGATATGATTGAAGAACCCAAGTATGCCGACATTCGAAAAACAATGCTCGAAAATATGCTGGCATTGCTCGATATTGAGAAATATATGCCTGTAATGACCCCCGAAGAATTGCGAAACTACGAGTTTGTTGTCATAGGACATAAGAAGCCAGATTTCAGCCCTGAATTGGTTTCAAAATGGCAAAGGTTATTACAGGAGCGAGAGGATAAAATAGGTGCAAAATTCAAGGCCGCAAACGCCCATTCAGAAACGATATGCAGCAAAGTGAAAACGAAGAAATAACAGCCCGATTCTTTGAGGCTTTATACGCCCTGAAAGCAAAGGGAATGATACGAGGAAAAAAGACTTTTACCGACCGATATAATATCAACCGGTGGAACTTGAATGCCCTCGAAGCAAAAAATCCTAATGCCACGCAAAATAGCGCACAGTTGCCGTGGCTTGTGTATCTCGTCAGAGATTATGGCGTATCTGCCCATTGGTTGCTTACAGGGCAAGGAGAGATGTTCCGAAAAACGCCGTAGCCGCTATTCCGTATCGGGTTCCTCCGGCAAGATGTTCGGTATCATCGACACGGCCTCTTGCTTCTTTTTGTCGAGGATTTTGGCATATATTTGGGTGGTCTGAATTTCTTTGTGTCCGAGTAATTTTTGCAGGGTGTAAATTTCTGCTCCGAGGTCGAGCATCAATACAGCAAACGTATGCCGGCCGGAATGAAATGTGATGTCCTTTGTTATGCCGGCACGCACAGCCCACATTCTTAACTCTGTTATCATATAGGAGCTGTATTTGAAGCCGACGAATACTCTGTCGTCGGGTTTACCCCGTTTGCCCAAGTAGGAGGCCGCCTGCGGGTTGATGTCAAGGTATTCTTGCCCGCCTGTTTTTTTCTGTTTGAAAATAATGCGAGTGAACTCCCCTTGCTGCTGAACTTCTTTCCACCGCATTTTCTCGATGTCGCTTTTGCGGATTCCTGTCAAGCAACTGAACATAAATGCCTTTTTCAACGCCGGATATTTGCAATGTGCCGCAGCCATAGCCTTGACTTCATCGAGCGTAAGGTAACAGCGTTCCGATTCCCCTGCTCTGAACCCCTCAATACCACGCAGGGGGTTATGGGGTATAATGCGGTCGTCGAACGCCTGATTTATGCACGCCCGTAATTTGTTGAAATAACTTACTTTTGAATTTTGCGACAATGGCTTTGAAACCTCATCCGTTACTATCTTCTTGCGCTTATCCCTGCAACGGGCGGTTTTATCCAAATATTCACGAAAGCCCTCTATCCATTCCGGCGTGATGTCTTTGAACGAGGTGTTCGGCCTGCAATACCGTTCGAGGTGTTTTAAGCAGCTATGCCAATTTCCCCAATTTCCGTTGCTGTCTGTGCTTCCATGCCGTTTTTCGCACATAGCCCTGTAATAGTCGAGGAAATTGGTTTCGAGTTTGTATGCTGCATTGAACCCAAATTCCCCGTTCTGTAATTCGACAATCCGTTTCGCTTTCACGGCTTCTGCCAACTGCCAAGTCTGTCGGTTCTTCTCTTTGTCCGCTTTTGTCTTTTCGGGGACGAGATACATTTTCAGATACTCATACGACCGTTTTCCATTCAAATATATGTCCAGGTATAGCGACACGTTGCCGGTCGGTGTCGCCCGCTTTCGGAGGCGGATTGGTTCTTTTGCTGCTCCCATATTTGTTGCTTTTGTTGCTTGAATTATTACGAGCAACAAATTAACAACAAAAAATCGATAAATCAAATACAACGTATGTAAAATGAAACGCCACCAATATGGCAGCGTTAATCATTTATTTATAGGTGTTTATTTGACTTTATTAGCGGTTTGTTTGCGCATCGTTTGACATTTGATTTCTCCGCTTCATTTTCCGATGCAGAACTTGGAGAAGATGTTGGCGAGGATGTCGTCGGAGGTGATTTGGCCGGTGATGGTGCCCAGGTGGTGGAGGACCTGGCGGAGCTCTTCGCAGAGCAGGTCGGTGGGGAGACCTGCGTCGAGGGCTTGCAGGGCGCGCCGAAGGGCGTCGCCGCTCAGGCGGAGCGCTTCAGCGTGGCGGCTGTTCGAGACGATGGCGTCGCCGGTGTAGAGACCGGTCGTGTCGACCGTCCGGCGGAGCCGACGGAGCAGTTCGTCGATGCCGGTGCCGTTTTTCGCCGAGATGCCGATGGCGTCTTGCGGAATCCGGAATCCGGGTGCTGCGCTGTCGGTTTTGTTCACGACCGTGAGGCGGTATTGTCCGGGCGACGAGGCGGCGGACAAGAGGTCCGGAGCCGTTTCGGGATCATTCGGCGAGGAGGCGTCCAGGAGGTGCAGCAGGACGCGGGCGCGGCCGATGGCCTGCTGGGTGCGTTCGATGCCCATCTGCTCGAGCCGGTCCTCGGTTTGGTGCAGACCCGCCGTATCGATGAAGCGGAAGAGCACGCCGTCGATGTTGACGCACTCCTCTATCGTGTCGCGGGTCGTGCCGGCGATTTCGGAGACCATGGCACGCTGGTCGCCGACCAGTCGGTTCATGAGGGTGCTTTTCCCGACGTTGGGCCGGCCGACGATGACTACCGCGACCCCCTCTTTGAGGGCGTTTCCGAGGGTGAAGCTTTCGTTCAGCCGGGCGATTTCCTGTTCGATCCGCTCCATCTGACTCCGCAGGGTCGGACGGTCGGCGAACTCGACATCCTCTTCCGAGAAGTCGAGCTCCAGCTCGAGCAGGGAGACCAGCCGCAGCAGCCCTTCGCGCAGGGAGCCGAGCTTTTCGGCATAGGCCCCGCGCATCTGGGACGAGGCCAGGGCGTGTGCGGCCCGGGATTCGGCGGCAATCGTGTCGGCGACGGCTTCGGCCTGCGAGAGGTCCATGCGTCCGGCCAGAAAGGCGCGGGCGGTGAATTCGCCGGCAGTAGCCATGCGCGCCCCCTGCCGTATGCAGAGGTCGAGAATCCGCTGCAGGATGTAGCGGGAGCCGTGGCAGGAGAGTTCGACGGTGTCGTCGCCCGTGTAGGAGCGGGGAGCGCGGAACAGCGCGGCGACTACGTCGTCCACCGTCTCGGTGCCGTCGACGACGGTGCCGTAGTGGAGCGTGTGCCCGGGTGCCTCGTTCAACGGATGCCGGCCGCGGAAAATGCGGTCGCACAGCTCGATGGCGCCCTGCCCGCTGATGCGGACAACGCTCAGGGCCCCTCCGGCAGCCGTGGCGGGGGCGACGATGATATCGTGGGAGTCGATCAT